CTACGTCTTTGAACCTATTACTGTCGTAATGATCTGTTGTAGTTTTATACCAATTATTAGGTTGTAATACACCCTCACCACATACCAAAATCGTATGTGCTTCGTTGGGCCAGTATTCACCTCTTGGTGGTTGGCTAGCTACTTCATGCGGCTAGTCGCTCTTGCGAGCGAACGCTTGAGTGCCGGACTAGGTCCGTTCGTCCCAAGCGCCCTCCTCCCCGCCCGCGATGGGACAGGTGGAGGATTCCGTGGTCGTGCTGCAGATCCAGGAAGTTTCTTCTGTTTTCCAGATTGTTTCTTCTTTTTCTGCAAGTTGGGCTTCGGGGCTGGCTGACCAGCCTTGCGAGCCTTGCGTGGTTTCGTGGCTGGGCCAGCCTCAGTGGCCTCAGCTACTTGATCCGCAACCCAGCCCAATCCCCCCATCCAGGGGTTGACCGCTCCTGCTGCGTGGAGGGCCGGGCTAACAACTTTTGCTACTTGGTTGACCACACTGTTGAACCATTCCCCTAGTGGGTTCATCCCTTGCGGGACGCCCACTGGCAGTTTCCTCATGGAATCGGCGTAGATCTTCATCGCAGTCGAATCGAAACCTGGACTCGGTGATGCAAGCACCACTAGGTCGGTCTCGAACGGATCTGGGAAGCGCTCGATATACCAGTTTACGGAAACAGTGAGTGTTGTCTCTGGAGACAACCCCAGGAAGTAGACTCCTCCAATATTGAACGGTGCAATATGTTGTACAGGAGGAAATTGAACAGTGCTCACAAAGAGAGTTGGTACTTGGTCAAAACCAGTAAACACAGCTTCTCCACTTCCACCATTGTTGTCCACAGCGGCGTCCAAAACAATGATTGTTTGGGGTTCCGCAAACTTAGCTGGATTGTCCAGCGTGTTCATGGTGGCAGGAATGTACGCGCCCTTTTCAGCCTCCCATTGCTGGGAGCCTGCTAGGAACATCGCTTCCTCTGCCGTTTTTGGTGGATGCGACATTGCATATGTCGATGAGTACATCTGTTTAGTCAAGCTTGTAGCAGCTGGCTCAGCATTCCTGCTAAGTCGCTTCTCACGCTTGCTCTTTAGTGACTCTTCATCCAAACCCCATCGTTGTAAGAACTCTGTGTGGAGTTTGCGCGCAGCTACAATAGCGCCGGGTTCCTTCTTCTTTCGCGAACGATCGTGAAGTGCTTTCATCGCCGCCTGGAATGATTTTCGATCATCCAGGTAGTCGTCATTGCTCTCTAGTTCAGCCTTCCTCTCTGATTTGGCCGTGGTCTCTGTTTGGAAGATCCACGATACGTACTTCTGCTGAGGTTCTGGTGTTGGCATCCTATACACTATGCAACTCCCCTGTCGGTGGAGTGCTGATGTTGTATTGATGACCTCCAAACCCATAGCGATAATACGAGTATTACCATCAAAGAAGGTAGTAGGCAGACTAAGCGTGAGATCGTCCGATGAGTATCCACCAGCGGGCACCTCGCCGCCATACGTTTCTGACCCCGAAGGGACACAGTAGGCGGTGGCGCCCCCGATTGGAAATAACCCCATATCGGAAGTCGGAACTGGGAGTGTCTCCCATGCATAGTTGGTGTCAGTACCACCAGTACCTGTATTACTTAACAACATAGTGTCCGTAATCTGGTTCGGATTGGGCCACAAAACGATGTTTGCGTCCCAATTTCCAGTATCCGTTATACTTGTCGTATTTTTCTTCAGGTTTTGGGTGGACTTGATACATTGAACCACTGATGCAGCCACGTTCATATCCGGAAACCCGTTAAGAACGATCTGTTCATCGTGGAAGGGGTCAGTGACCTCTATTAACCAATTCTTGCCCTCAGGAGTTAGAACCCCCTCGGATACCATTGCTTGTAGCGTGGCTTTGCGTTCTGATTTTTGCATGATGCTTGTAGAGTTCAGTTCTCCAGTCAAACTCTGTCCTCGGTTGTGACCGTAGTCGGTTGATTCGGAGATACCTTGGAATCTCTTGGGGGTGCACTGATTGGTGCACTTTTTATCCTATGCCTTTAGGCACAGGGTTGCGCTTGCTGGAACCGGCACTGGCCGGCTCCAACCCGGTCTCGGATTTCCCTCCCCTCGATGGAGGAGACTACTCCCTAAACTCTCGTCGGTTTTGCAGCAACAACCTTGTGTCACAGGCGATGCCCCTAGGATGAAGGGCATTCTTTGGACCCCTAGAGGTCCTTTCCTACGTGCTCAAAGTTGAGGGTAAGTTGGGCCCCTGGCCCCTCCCACCCAAACCAGAACGTGTACAGGTCGTGGTCCGACGGGACAAAGGTGCTCGAAAGCTCCCCAATCTCGCCGGTGGCACTCCACTCCTGATATTTATCGATCATGTGTTGTCGAATCCAGTGTCGTTCTTCCTCAAATGCCAGTAGGCATAAGAGCGATGTCCATTTTGACCACAGGGCCTCTTTAGTAGGTTTGTCAACCTCCGTCACCATGGACGTTAAAACTCTGTTTACGTCAAAGGTGTGGGCCCATCCATATGGTGATCGCTTAAACACTCCTCCCAGGAACTTCAGTCCTTCAACTGTGTCCTGTATTTTGCATTCATCTCGCTTGAAGATCATGCCAAATTTCGTATAAAGGGCGTCTAGCCAATTCAACAGGCCCCCATGTGGTTCCAACCAACCCTGAAGCATTGCCGAAGCATTGCCAAGGGAGTCATCCCCATAGAGGACCAGCTGTAAAAGATCCATACAGAGTCTAAGAGTAGGATGCACTCCATTTTCCAAACAAAGTTCACAAATTCCGTACATGTACAGGAATATGTGCCAAAGCGTGTTGTCATAGGATGTGCTATCTTGCCCACTCTTATTACCATGGTCATAGAAAAGTAACTGACCTGATGGTGAGAAGATAAGGGACTGTGCCTTGTTGTAGTAGTGATATACAAACCTCTCAAAGTTCGCACGTGTGCGAAACTGAGGGTGTAGACAACACCACCTGAAGGCCATACAGATGACAAAGGCGAACCTAGCCATCCGTGAATCCCATTTCTTGAGGTCCCCCTCAAACTTCTTCCCTGGTATGCTGAACTGGTTTCCCAGTTTTGTAAACCCGCCATGTGTTCTGTCGAAGCCTATCGCGGACCACGTTCCTGGCACTGATGCCATTCTATCGTTGATGTCCTGATTAAGCC